GGTACAGCACAGGATTACTCTGCCTTCTGCGTTTTTGATATCACAGAGTTCCCGTATAAACTGGTAGCAAAATATAGAAACAATGAAATTAAACCTATACTATTCCCTAACGTAATCTACGACACTGCTCGTAATTACAACAACGCACATATAATGACAGAGGTCAACGATATCGGAGATCAGGTTGCTGCTATCTTGCAGTTTGATCTTGAGTATCCTAACCTCTTAATGTGTGCTATGAGAGGTAGAGCTGGTCAGATTATGGGATCTGGTTTCTCTGGTGGTAAAGCACAGTTGGGTGTAAAGATGTCTAAGACTGTGAAGAAGCAAGGATGTTCTAACCTTAAAGCACTAATAGAAGAGGACAAATTACTTATTAATGACTATGACACTATCGCAGAACTCACTACTTTTGTTCAGAAGAAAGATTCGTTTGAAGCGGATGAAGGGTATCACGATGACCTAGTAATGTGTCACGTCATATTCTCTTGGATGGTCTTGCAAGATTTCTTTAGGGAGATGACAGATCAGGATGTTCGTAAAAGGATCTATGAAGAGAATAAAAATTTAATGGAACAAGATATGGCTCCATTTGGATTTATAGTAAGTAGTGACGAAGAAGAAACTATAGTTGATAAGGATGGTAATGTCTGGAATGTAGATGAGTATGGTACTAAACAGTATGAAGTAGATTATATGATGCCTTATATCTAATGGAACTAACAGAAGAAAATGTACTCAAAGTGTTAGAGGAACTTATTCCTTATATTGAAGCAGATGGTGGATACCTTCAACTTTATGATATAGAAGATGGATATGTTAAAGTAAAGTTAGGTGGTGCCTGTGAGACTTGTGCTATGAGTACAATGACATTAAAACAAGGTATCGAACGTAAACTAATGGAAGAGATACCTGATGTTGTTGGAGTTGTGCAGGTACTATGAAAGGTTATTCCGAAGAAGATATTAAAAGACTCTTAGGAACTTCTTGGCCTAAAATGCCTGAAGGTTACGAGACTGGTAATCAGATGAGAAGGAGAAAGGGTAATGAGATGAGAGCAGGGTTAAGACCTTACCCCAAGTATCCATCAAAGGAATCAAGGATAGCAGATACTTCAGGTATGTTTGATGATGAGGGACAATATGTTTACCCTGAAGGTAGTGGGTTTAATTGGATGGAGAAGATAGATCCTAACTCTCCTTGGAATTGCACAGGTGGTAAAGTTTCATAATGGAATTTGATGAAGAGTTTTCTGTAGACCATTTGGTTTTTAAACAGAGAACTTGTAGAGTATGCGGAGAAGAGAAAAGTTTAATAGAAGACTTCTACCTTACTAGAAAGGCTAGAGGTAAACTTGCTTCGTCTTACTCATATGAATGTAAAGTCTGTACTATTAAAAGAATACAAGAAAGAAGAAAGGATAAATCACCAAACGAATCATATCCCGACTGGTAGTTCACGCATCGTTTCCCCACTGAAACATTAGGTTTAGATAAATAAATTTAGACAAATCTGGATCTTCATTCGGAGAGGTAATTAAATGGCAGGGCAAGTATCACCTGGAGTTGTTATTAAGGAACGTGACCTTACTAACGCTCGTATAGACTCAACAGTAGATAACGTTGGAGCATTAGTTGGACCGTTCGCAAGAGGTCCAGTGAATCAGATGGTGAACATCACCAACGAGAAATCACTACTAGAATATTTTGGTAAGCCTAATAACGATAACGCTGGTTATTGGTTTACTGCAACTAACTTCCTATCATACGGTGGGCAACTCCAAGTTATACGTGTAGGAGATGCAACTCTTAAGAACGCTGTAACAGACTCTGCGTCTGCTGTTCTTATTGAGAGTGACACTGATTATGTAACTAATCATTTTGATGCTGCTCAATCTTTCCATTACGGTACTAAATGGGCTGGTGTTTACGGAAACAACATAAGCGTTCACGTAGTAGACCACGGTTATGACTTCGATGTAACTGTAGATGTTGCTGTAACTGCTGTTGCTGGTACCACTGTATATCAAAGTAATGGTGTTAGTGGTAAATTATTCGGTGCTGCTTCTGCTTCTACTGCTCTTACAGTATTTGAATCTAACGGTAATTTGGTAGCAGGTGCTTCAAATCTTCTACTACAACAGACAGGTGCTACAAGTACAGCACTTAATGGTACCATTGCTGCTGGTGATGCTACTATAACAGTTGCATCTGGTACTGGTATTGCTACTGGTGATTATCTAATCATCAACAATGCAGAAATTGTTAAGGTAACAGATACTGCTTCTGCTCCTTCTCTTACAGTTGATCGTGCACAATTCGGTACAACTGCTGCTGGTGCTGCTGACGCTGTTAGTGTTATTGAACTAACTGCTGTAGGTATAAGTGCTGCTACTAAGTGGTGGGATACAGTACAAATTACTGACACAGATATTAACTGGAATACTCTTGTTTCAAGACCTGGTACTTCTGCTTTTGCTTCTAACTACGGTTCTAAGTATGACGAATTAAGTATTGTTGTTCTTGACTCAACTGGATTAATCACAGGAACTAAGAATACAGTTCTGGAGAAATTCCAAAATCTTTCTAAGTCTGCTGAATCACAGACTGCTGAAGGTGCAGATAACTACTACCCTAATATTTTAAGATTTGCTTCCAACTACCTATGGTGGGGTAAGCACGATTCTACTAACACAACATCTTCATATGGTGGTTACACTACTGCTGTTTGGGGAAGTGGAATCACAACTGGTACTAACTACACAATGCTTGGATATCAGTCATACACAATGGCTGGTGGTGTAGATGGATATGCTGTTGATGCTGGTGATCTAACTGCTGGTTACGATACATTTGCTGATACAGAATCAATCAATCTAGACTTCATCCTTGCTGGTCCTCTTCTAGGAACCAGAGTAGATTCAATCACAGTCGCACAGAAGTGTATAAACATTGCTTCTGCACGTAAGGATTGTATGGCATTTGTTTCACCTTATGCTGGTGCAGTTATCGGTACACTTGCTACAAGCACTGATGCACAGAGAGATAACGTAATTGACTTCTTCGATGGAGTTGGTTCTTCTACATCTTATGCAGTGTTTGATTCTGGTTGGAAGTACATCTACGACAGATTCAATGATACCTATCGCTACGTACCTTGCAATGGTGATACTGCTGGCCTTGCTGTTCAAACCGCTAATGACCTAGATCCTTGGTTCTCTCCTGCTGGATTTAACAGAGGTAACATTCGCAACGTAATTAAACTTGCTTATACTCCTGGTAAGTCTGATAGAGACAAGCTTTATCAAGCACGTGTAAACCCAATTTCTAGCTTCGAGGGTCGTGGTACTGTTCTCTTTGGAGACAAGACTGCACTCAGCACACCTAGTGCATTCGATAGAATTAACGTTCGTCGTCTGTTCTTGGTTGTAGAGAAGCAAGTTGAGAACCTCGCTAAGAATGTTCTCTTCGATCTAAACGATGACGTTACACGTTCATCCTTCGCTAACGCTGTTGGTGGTTATCTTCGTGAGATTCAAGCACGTCGTGGTCTAACTGACTACCTCGTAATCTGCGACGAGACAAACAACACAGGCGATGTCATAGATCGCAACGAGTTTGTTGCTGAGATATACCTCAAGCCTTCTCGTTCTATCAACTTTATTACAATTACATTCGTTGCTACCCGTACTGGCGTAAGTTTCGATGAGATTGTAGGTAGATAGAGATTCACTCCCGCTAAATAAATTTACAGAGGTCAATAGCAAATGGCAGTCACAAGTAATGTAAAGGACTTCCTCTCGAAAGTACGGAGTGGAGTCAAGCCTAATCTGTTTAGGGTCAAGTTAGATTGGCCAGCAGGTTTGGGTGTATCACAGTCAGACAGGGAACTTGGATCTTTCCTATGTAAGAGTGCAGCACTTCCTGCCTCTAACTTAGGAGTTATCGACGTTCCTTTCCGAGGAAGAGTTGTTAAGGTTGCTGGAGACAGAACCTTTGATACTTGGTCAGTTACTATCGTTAACGATACTAACTTCAGACTTCGTAATCTCTTTGAAGGATGGACACAATCAATCAACGCACACGAAGATAACGTTGCTGCATTGGTTAACCCTGATGGTGGTGGAACTGGATACACAAAGGATCTTGTAGTACATCAATTAGGACGTAATGGCGAAGATCGTCAGGACAACTACATTAAGACATACAAGCTCTGGGGATGCTTCCCAACTCAGATTTCACAGATTGATCTTGCATATGATAGCAATGATCAGATCGAAGAGTTCACTGTTGAATTCCAAGTTCAGTACTGGACAGCAGGTGACAACCCTGAAGAGTATAATAACGGCATAACTTAATCGCCTAAATACCTTTATAGGAAAAGGTATTACACCTTATTATGGCTCAATTATTTGGATTCTCAATTAAGAGAAAGGAGGGACCGAAGGGTCAATCCCCAATCCCTCCAAGTCAAGATGATTCGATCACCACAATTGCTGGTGGTTACTTTGGACAATATGTAGACCTAGACGGCGGCGCATCAACTCGTAATGAGTACCAGTTGATACGTCGCTATCGTGATATGGCCCTTCATCCAGAAGTGGATACGGCTATTGATGAAGTAGTTAACGAAGCTATTATATCTGATCTTGATGATACACCTGTACAGATAGAACTATCTAATCTGAATGTGGGTGAGGGTATTAAGACTAAGATAAGAGAAGAGTTTGAAAATGTTAAACGTCTTTTAGGTTTTGAACAAAGAGCACACGAAATCTTTAGACGCTGGTACATTGATGGTAGACTTCACTACCATAAGGTAATCGATCTCAATAATCCTAAGTTAGGTATTACAGAACTTAGATACATCGATCCACTTAAAATAAAAAAAGTGCGTGAGATGAAGAAGAAGGATGATCCCAATGAGGCACGTAGGGCTGGAAAAGAACCTACGGTTATGGATCTAGACTTCGGAAATCACGAAGAGTATTACATCTATAATCCAAAAGGATTCCTTAATATGAATGGCCCTGAGCAAAAGGGTATTCGTATGGCACAGGATTCTATTGCACACGCTGACTCTGGACTGCAAGATTTAAACCAGAAGATAACCTTATCGTTCTTACATAAGGCTATCAAGTCACTTAATCAACTTAGAATGATTGAGGATGCACTAGTTATCTACAGATTATCCCGTGCACCTGAGCGTAGAATCTTTTACATAGATGTTGGTAATCTGCCTAAGCAGAAAGCGGAGCAATATCTCCGTGATGTAATGAATAGGTATCGTAACAAACTTGTATACGATGCTAACACTGGTGAAATCAGAGATGACAAAAAGCATATGTCGATGCTTGAGGATTTCTGGTTACC